ATCCGATCGTGGCGAAGCTCCTGGAGATCACGGGAGCGGCCGACCCGGAGGCGCTCGTCGCCGCCGTCGAGGCGAAGTTCAAGGCGTCCGAGGAGTCCATGAAGGACAAGCCGGCCGACGAGGAGGTCGCGAAGATGAAGCGCGATCTCCAGTCGCGCGACGACCAGATCGTGCTCCTGAGCGCGCGTCTCGCCGCGGCCGAGTCGACGTCGACGGAGACGGCGGACCAGCTCGCGGACCGCGCGGTCACCGAGGCGATCAAGGCGAAGCACGCGACGGAGAGCGAGCGAGAGGTGCTCAAGCGCCTCTACGTGAACGATCGGCCGGCGTTCGAGAAGATGACGAAGCGCGCGGTCGTGCCGTCGCCGCAGGTGAAGGGCGCGGAGACGAAGCCCGACCCGAAGGCCGGCGACGCGGGCGAAGTGCCGCCGCTCTTCGTCGAGTCGATGAAGGCGACCGGCGTGACCGATCCGAAGGCGGTCGCGGCGGCGTGGGCGAAGAACGGGCCGAAGGGCCGGAAGACGGAGGTCTGAGATGGCTGCCCTGACTGCGAACCGCAAGCGCTACACGCGCGGCCCGGCGCCCCGGAAGGGCGATGGCGTCGGCGTCGACTCCGACGAGTTCTACGAGGGTCAGCTCCTCAGCTGGAACACGTCGGGCAAGCTCGTTCCGTCGACCGACACCTCGGGCGAGCGCATCGCCGGCGTGTGTACGAAGCGCGTGACGACCGGGGCGAGCAACACGCTCCGCATCGAGTTCGAGTTCGGCCACGAGGAGTGGTTCCCGGGCGCGAGCGCGACGGTCGCCGACCTCGAGGCCAACGTGTGCGTCACCGACGACAACACGTACGGCGACAACACGACGACGAACGACGTCGAGATCGGGAAGCTCAAGGCGCTCGAGACGCTCGGCGGCGTGGCCGGCGGCTGGATCCACATCGGCGTCACGGGCCTCGACGCGGCCTGACCTGACCGCAGCGCTGCGGCGCTCCGCCCTCGCCCCGCTGGCCCACAGGCCTCGGGGCTTGGGGCGTTGAGAGAAGCGAGGAGCGCGAGGCGCCCCTCCCTCGACGGGAACGCAGATGGGCATCCAGAACCAGGACACTCTCGACGTCGCGAACACGACCTTCATGTCGGTGTTCGACACGCTGTTCGCGAACGGCGTCCCGGGCCTCTTCCAGACGTTCACCGAGACGATCCCGACCTCGTCGAAGATCAACGAGATCGACGTGCTCGAGTCGATGCCGGTCGTCCGGAAGTGGGAGGGCGAGAAGCGCTACCAGACGATCCGCGCGAGCAAGCTCTCGGCGACGGTCATCAAGTACGAGAAGAGCTTCGAGATCGACCGGCTCGATCTCGCGGCCGACAAGATCGGCGCGGTCGCGAAGCGCATCACGCGCTTCCTCAGCACCGACGCCGCGCTCTACGACAAGATCGTGCACGACGTCCTCTTCTCGGCTTCGGGCGCGGGCCCGACCGGGTACGACGGCGTCGCGCTCTTCGCGACCACGCACCCGCGCCACAACGCGGGCACGGCGTCGACGTCGAACCTCACGACGTCTGCGCTCACGTTCGCGCAGCACGAGACCATCCTCGTCGCGATGTCGTCGCTCCGCGACGACGAGGGCGAGCCGATGCTCATCGCGCCGAACGTCCTCATGGTCGGCCCGAAGCTCGCGAAGATCGCGACGGAGATCACGCAGTCGCGCGAGCGCATCCTCCCGATCAGCGCGTCGGGCGTCGAGGCGACCGCGTCGGTCGTCGCGGGTTCGACCATCCCCAACTTCTGGGGTCCGGGCTGCCAGCTCTACGGCGGCGGCTCGATGCAGGTGGTGGTCAACCCGCGTCTCGTCGGAACGCAGGACGACTACTACTACTACTTCGACACCGTCCGCGGGCCGAAGCCGATCCACCTCTTCGAGTTCCGCAAGCCCGAGGCGGTCGTGCAGGACCGCATGGAGGGCGAGGCGCGCTTCAACCTCGACAAGTACCGGTACTCGGTCGAGTTCGACGCGGTCGCCACCGCCGGCGCCTGGCAGACGGCGTACGCCGGCATCCTCTGATCGAGCGCTGCGGCGCGTCGCCCTCAGCCCCGCCGGCGCGAGCTCGCGGGGCTTGGGGCGTTGAGAGGACCCGCATGGACAACCTGAGCAGCGCCGTCATCGCCCACACGCTCCGTCGCGACCCGCCGCGGTTCGACGCTTCGGGAGCCCCGATCCCGAAGGTGAAGGTCGAGGTCGACTGCGTCGCGTCCGGCCTCGTCGAGTGCGGCATCCCCTTCGAGGTGGGCGTGCACACCTACGAGGTCTACGAGGACGAGGTGGCGCACCTCGAGGAGAAGGTCGAGTCGGCCACGCCCGACGACCTCGCTCGAGTGCGCGCCGACCACGAGGGCCATCTCGCCGACGCGCGCGAGGCCGCGAAGACCGGCGCGGACGTGCCGGACCGCTCGGCGCTCCCGAGCCTGGCCTACAGCTTCCGCCGGATCATGCGGCGCGACATGCGGCCGTTCCGGTCGGTGAAGCGCGTCGTCGAGAAGAAGGCGCAGAAGACGGCCTGACGAGCGCAGCTCGCTGGCCGCGGGAGGCCCGCGGTCGTGTACCTCGACAGCACCAGCATCGGCGCCCGCTTCGGCACGGACATCCGGGACGCGCTCTGCCCGGGCGCGCCCGGGCCGGTGCTCGCGGACGTCATCGCGGCCGCCGAGGGCGTCGTCGAGTCGGCGCTCCGCGAGGGCGGCTACACGGCGGCCGTTCCGTCGAGCGTCTACGCGAGCACGGCCGCGGTCCCGAAGCAGATCGCCGAGGCCGCGCTCGGGCAGTGGTGGGCCGCGGCGCACGTGGCCAAGGGCATCGCGCTCCCGACGCCGACGCCGGAGCCGTACGCCTCGATGCTCGCGCTCGCGGACCGTATCCGGACGGGAGAGGTCGAGATCGACGGCGCGGTCGCGGTGTCGCGCGCCGTGGGCGGCGTGACGTTCACCGACTCCGAGAGCACGGCCGAGGACGCGCGCCTGCAGATCTTCTCGCGCGAAGAGTGGAGCGGGTGGTGAGCATCACGATCGACGGCGCCGGCACGGTGGGCACGGACCTCGACGCGCAGGCGGCCCGGCTCCGAGACCCCTCGCCCGCGCTCGAGCAGGCGTACCGGGAGCTCGCGGACATGCGCGCGCGGAATCGCGGGTGGAACCGCCCGCCGGTCTGGCTGCGTCGGCTGCGCGAGATCCTCGAGCGCTACGTCGTGGAGGGCTCGCTGCGATGACGACGCTCGTCATGGACGCGATCGAGCGCTGCTGCCTCGGGACGATCGGGTCGATCCGAACCGTGACCCCGGGGACCGTGGAGCGCGACGCGTACGGCGCGATCGCCGACTTCACGCTCGCCCAGCGCGTGCGGGTGAAGGCACGCTTCGAGGTCGAGCTCGTCAGCGCGACGCGGACGGGCCACATCGCGCCCGCCAACGCGAGCCGCGCGATCCTCGAGGTCGTCGTCCGGATCGTGCTCGCGCTGACCACCGAGACGGAGGTCGCGGCCGACGACCGGCGCGACGTGCGCCGCGACGCGCTCGGCCTCTGGGAGACGATCCGCCAGGCGCTCACCTGGCCGGGCAACCTCTCCACGGTCGACGCGGCCGCGACGCTCATCGTGAGCGGCTGCCTTCGGAAGTGCGGTCCCGCGCGCGTGACGCGCGAGGACTGGCCGAAGCGGATCTTCCGGCTCGAGGCCGAGGGCGTGGCCCTCGTCGAACAGGCGCAGGTGGTGTCATGACGATCGAGCTGAACGCGCTCCGCGGGCTGTGGGTGATCGAAGAGGCGGCGGGGTCGTACGCGGTCGACCAGTCGTCGACGCTTCCGACGGGCTGGCTCGCGATGCCCTACAAAGAGGGCACGCTCTCGCTCGCCCGCCTCGTGAAGATGCTCGACCCGATGCCCGCGAAGGTCCGGGCGGACGGGCACGCGAAGAAGGTCCTCGGGCCGAAGGGTTCGAAGGTCGGTTTCTCGACCGTCCTGCACTCGCACGGGTCGAGCCTGCACGGTGTCGCGGCGGCGCCGACCGCGGCGACGTGGGCGCTGATGCGGGTGCTCAAGGCGCTGATGGGCGCGACGAGCGCGCGCGTGACGGGCGGGGCGACGACGGTCCAGGCGGGCACGACGTCGACTGTCGTGAACGTGACGGCTGGCCGAGGCGCCGACTTCACGGCGGGGCAGGCCATCGCGTGCCAGGTCGTGAGCGGCAGCTCCATCGTCGAGGTGCGCGAGATCCTGTCCATCGCGACCGACGCGATCACCGTGAAGGAGGCGTTCTCGGCGACCCCCGTGACCGGGACGAACGTCGCCGGGTCGGTGACCTTCTACCTCACCGAGGACCCGGACACGTCGCTGCAGATGATCTGCGAGGGGCGCGAGTCGGACGATCGCTTCGTCTATCGCGGGCTGCAGGGCGGCTTCAAGATCGCGCTCAAGATCGGCCCCGACGGCGACCTGCCGGAGCTCGCCTTCGACCTCATGGGCGCGACCTACGCAGCGCTCTCGTCGGCCTCCCCGCAGACTCCGAGCTACGGCGTGTTCTCGCCGTTCGCATCGACCTACGCCGAGCTCACCGTCCCGACGGTCGGGTCGACGACTCGCGTGAAGGTCGAGCAGTCGGCGGTCAGCTTCGAGCCGAACGTCGACAGCAAGCCGGTCCGCTCTGGCGGCGGCACCGAGACGATCGCCAGGATGCGCCGGCAGGCGACGCGCCCCTTCGTGAAGGGGAGCATCACGATCCCGTTCGAGGATCTGACATGGGAGAACGCGCGAGCGAATCGGACGGACCTCGCGGTGTTCCAGCAGATCGGCAACCTCGTCGGCTCGTGCGGCCTCATCTCGTGCCCGACGGTGCAGGTCACCGACGTCCAGCCGGCCGGCTCCGACGAGGGCATCTCGGGACAGACGGTGTCCTTCGAGGGCCGCCACGACGAGAGCGCGCTCGGGGGTTCGACGGCGCTCTCCTACTCGGCGATGCGCATCCATCTCCTCTGAGGTTCCATGGACCAGGTTCGAGAGTTCGAGGCGATCCGCATCTACGATCCGGCGATCGAGCCGTTCGACCCGGCGACCGAGCGCGGGACGCGGATCGCCGACTACGCGGAGTGGCGCGACCCGAAGATGCTCGCGCTGTGGCCGGGCAAGCGACCGGTGACGTTCTTCTTCCGTCGCCTGACGCGCGCCGAGCGGCGGCTCGTCGAGGCGAGCGCCGGAGACTTCGAGAAGCACGAGCAGGCGTTCCGCTACGGGATCCGTCGCGTCGTTCGCGCAGACGGGTCGGCGTGGACGCCCGAGCGCATCGGGCATCCCACCTACTTCGGGATGACCGAGGAGGAGCTCGACGTGTGGGACCCGACCGACATCGACGAGATCGGCGGTGTGGTTCTGACGAGGAGCCGCGTCCCTTTCGACTTCGCGCCGCGCTATCGGCTGCGGCCTTCGTCTCTGTGCGTCTGGGAGGCGGTGGTTGCGTCCCTCTCTGCGGCGCCGAGCCCGCCCGCTGCGGAGCCGAGCAGCAACGCGCCCGCGGCACCCTGAACGACCACGGCGCAGCCGGCGTCCGCGCCGACGTTCGCCGCGCCTACCGCTGCCCCTGCGACGGCATCTCGCACCGGGAGGCCGGTGTCGTCCGGTCGAAGCGGGCGCTCGCACTGCTCGGATCGCACGACGAGGTCGAGAAGGTGACCGGCGCGCGCCCGACGGCGTGCGCGTGGTGGGGCTTCTTCGACGACGACGTCGCTGCGGTCATCCGCGCTCACGCTTGGTACGAGAAGAACCAGGGCCGCGAGTGGTGGGGCGACGATCCCGAGGCATGGCTCGTCGAGGCGGTCGGCCTGTACGACCGCGTCCTCGAGCGCTGCCGAGCGGACCGCGCGAAGCGCACGCCGCCGAGCGGGCCGGGAGTCGTCATCCCGCCGGGCTGGGAAGTCGCGGGGGTGACCCGTGGCTGAGCAGCCGGTCCGCGTCACGTACGACGTCCGCGGCGCGCGCGAGGGCGCGGCCGCGGTCGACGAGCTCAAGCGCGCGACGCTCGAGCACGGCCAGGCGACCGAGGGCGCCGGGCGCAGCGCCGAGGGCTACGAGCGCGCGGTCGGCAACGTCCGCGGCCAGGTCGAGCAGCTCAAGCAGAGCCAGGAGGCTGCGAACCGCGCGACCGTGTCGGCCGGCCAGGGCTTCGAGCGGCTCGCGTCGAACGGCATCCAGCTGGCGCAGCGGTTCGCGGGCGTGTCGAACGCGGTCGGGTCGCTGGCGAACCAGCTCGGAGGATCCGGCTCCGGCTCGGCATTCTCTCTCGTCGGCAGCATCGCGTCGAGCGTGGCGCAGTTCGCGTCCCTCGGGTCGATGCTGGGGCCCGGGGGCGCGGTCCTCGGCGGGATCGTCGGCCTGACGACCGCGGTCTCAAACCTGATTGCCGAGCACGCCGACGGGGCTCGGGCCGCCCGCGAGCACGCCGAGGCGCTGCGCGGCGTCGCGAACGCTGCGCGCGAGGCGGCTCGCGCGGTGAGCCGGGGGCGAGACATCACCTTCGCGGTCGAGGAGGGAGGCGCGCTCGGCGCCCTCGCGCTCTCCGACTACAGCAGCTCGGAGCTCACCAACGAGATCGGCACGCGGAGCGCCCGGGACGCCGAGCTCGACGCCGAGCGCGGACGTCTTGCGGCGCAGCTCGAGACCGCGACGGGGCGGGGTGGCGGGATCTCCGGCCTCGACACGGGCGCGATCCGAGAGCGCATCGCGGCGATCGACGAAGAGGTCGCGTCGAACCGCGAGGTGGTGCGCGTCCTCGAGGACGTCATCGTCGCTCGCGAGCGCGAGGCGGATGCAGGTCGATCCGGGTCTGGCTCCGGCTCGTCCACTACGGGGACGCCGCCGGCGCGACGCGGCGGCGGGCGCCGCCGGTCGGGCGCATCGGCCGCCGAGGAGCCGGTCGACGACGGCGCCTTCCTCGAGCGGATGGCCGCCGAGACCGAGGCCGCCGGCATGGCCCGGGCGACCGAGGCGCGTGAACGCGACCGGGCCAGCTTCGAGTCCTACGTCGCGGAGCGGCGGGACCTCGAGGCCGCGGCCGAGGCCGAAAAGGCCGCGGCCGTCGAGCTCTTCGAGGCCGACCAGGAGAAGCGCCACGAGCGCGAGCTCGAGCGTATCGCGATGGAGCGCCGGGCCCGCGAGAACCTCGACCGCGCGAACATGGAGCGGCTCGCGCAGCAGACCGAGCTGCTCGAGTCGATCGGTGACCGGATCGGCGGCGTCTTCGCGGGCGCGTTCTCGGCTGCGATCCAGGGGCAGGAGGACTTCGGGCAGGCGCTCGCGAAGGGCACCAAGCAGGTCCTCATCCAGTTCGGCACGCAGATGGTCGCCGAGGGCATCGGGGCGCTCTTCACCGGCATCGGCAACACGGTGCTGAACCCGCCGGCCGCGGCGACGAAGCTGGCCGAGGGCGCGGGCAAGATCGCGCTCGGCGTCGGCCTGGGCGCCGCCGGCGCCGCCATCCCGACCGGCGGCGGTGGTGCGTCTGGCGCGCGCGCGGAGCGGCCCCGGGTCGACCAGGCGCCGAGCTCGGGCGCGCAGGCGCAGCAACTCGTCATCAACATGAACGCGCCGACGGTGCTCGGCGGGACCGAGGCGGAGTTCGGCCGCGTGATGCTTCGCGCCGGCGAGGCGGCGGCGCGTCGGTTCCACGGAGGTCGAGGGTGACGACGTACGCACAGATCTACGCCGCGTTCGATGTCAAACGGATCGGCCCCATCTCGCTCACGCTCACCGAGACGGGCGGCGGCGGCGCCACGGGCGCGATCGACCTGTCGGGGCACTACGTCTACACGTGGTACATCACCGCCGCGGCCGGCTACTCGGGCGTCGAGGTCTTCGAGGTCGCGCTCAAGACGGCGCTCGAGGCCGTGGGCAACGCGACCTACTCGGTCTCGCTCAACCCCGTGACGCTCAGGGTCACGATCTCGGCGTCGGGCGGCGGCGTGACGGCGTTCGCGCTGTCGGCGCGGTCCGCCGCCTTCGACAACGCGACTGGCTTCTCGGGGCTGATCTCGGGGGCGCTCTCCTACACGGCGACGATCGCGCCCTACTACGTGATCGACGGGGCGATCGGCTGCGTCACCGACTACACGGGATGGACCCCGCGCGAGCGCGGCCAGAACCTCGCGAAGGACCTCTTCGCCCACGACGGCCAGCACTACGGCGTTTCGCAGACGAGTGCCCCCCGCCTCATCGAGGCGACCTTCCCCCTCGAGCCGCTCTCGGCGATCGACGATCTCTGGTACGACGCTTCGACCCCCTGGACGTGGGAGAAGTTCTTCAAGCACGTCCGGAACATCGAGCCGTTCGTCCTCTACGTGACGAACACGGCCATCGGGGACCACCAGCACATCTGCAAGCTGCGCGAGGACGGCGCGCCGTACGCGCCGGCGCCCATCGGCGGCGAGTACTTCGCCGTTCTGGACATCCCGCTGCGCGGCCTCTACCTCGGGCGGGCCGAATGACGCTCGCCCGCATCAAGGCGACCGGGCAGGGCCGCCTCAACGCGCGCGTCTCGGTCGAGGGATGGCCCTACGAGTTCGTCACGTCGTCGGCGATGACGAAGACGACCGCCGACGGCCGCATCCGGATCTCCGGTCTCCAGCTCGACACGTTGCGGAAGGGGGCGCGGGCCGACCTCGCGCGCGCGTCGCTCACCGCGCAGGGCTTCCACGTCGTCGTGGTGGACGACCAGACCTCGCGGCTCGCGACGCTCGCCCTCGGGAAGCGGCCGCAGCTCACGACGTGGTGCGAGCCCGCGGGCGCCAGCATCAGCGACTCCGACGTGACGGTGCCGGTCGCCGACACGACGGGATGGCCGGCGTCGGGCGTGGCGCACATCGCGACCGAGGCCTTTTCGTACACGGGAAAGACGGGTACCTCGTTCACCGGCTGCACGCGCGGAATCTGGAACACGCCGGCGCAGTACCACTACGCGCCCGACGGGGCGGGCCTCTCGTATCCGCGGGTCACCGATGTTCCGCAGTCGCTCGAGGGCCGGCGCGTGCGCGTCTACCTCTACGGCGATGGCGACGATCCGCAGGGCGACGGGACCCAAGAGGTGCTCGGCATCGCCTCGACGGACCGCTCCTACGATTCCGGGGAGTGGTCGTTCTCGGTCGACCCGCTGACCCGCATCTTCGACCAGGAGGTCGGCGGCGACCTCGAGGAGCCGGTGCCGATCCGCGGCATCTACTACCCGTGGAACGCCCCGTTCGTCCTGTCGCTCTCCGCGCTGAACATCAGCCGCTCGGAGACGGTCACGCTGACCGGGTTCTTCGAGACGCAACAGGCGTTCTGCGAAGCGCTCACCACAGCGATCGCGACCGCGGTTGCAGCGTGGCCGTGGGCCGCAGGCTCGTCGATCGTCGCACAGGTGCTCAACGCGTCGGAATCGTGGCAGCTCATCTACCGGACCGGACCCGGCACGGGCACGGTCGCCGATGTGACGATCGCGGCGCCGACCGCGGTCGCGCTCACAGGTCGCGACTCGGCGGGAACGTCGTCCGACCTCGACGTGTTCGGGGCTGGTAACTGGTTCGGCGACGACTACGCGCTCGTCATGCCCGGCGACTTCGTGGCCGGGCGCCTCTACCGGCTCACCGTGCAGGCTACGGTGCCGCGCGCGGCGCGCGGCACCGGCTCTCCGCGCGAGCGTGACGGTCGATACGGGCTCGTGCCCGACGAGACGAACGCCTCGATCCGGAAGACCTATCTCGGCGGCCTCGTCGCGCCGACGGTCGGCATGGAGATCGCGGTCGACGTCGAGGGAACGGGGCGCGACGACGCGATCGCGCTCCTCGGTTCGGTGGGTGTGGCCGATGCGGCGTCGCGGTCGGTCACGATCTCGAGCGGCGGGTTCATGACGCTCGGCCCGGCGTCGCGCCTCTACATCGGGCGCCGCATCGCGCGGGGCACGCTCGAGGATTTCCGGGCGGCGCTCGTCGCGGCGGCCCCTGCGATCGCGAACGCGGGCGGCGGTCCGCTCGTCACGGGCGGCGATTGGGCGACGTCGGCCGAGGTCGCCGAGGCGGCGGCCGAGTACCCGACCGGCGCCGACCGTGCCTTCATGTTCTTCCAGGGCGTGAAGCTCCGCGAGCTCGTCGAGCACGAGTGCCGCGCGATCGGCTGCTACCTCCGGCTCAACGCGAGCGGCGCGATCGAGGTGAAGCGCATCCGCCCCGCGCTGCCGACCGATCGCGCGACCTGGGTCTTCAACGAGTCGAACATGCTCAGCCGGCCGAAGGTGGAGCGCGCGGCCTACGGGCAGCTCTCGAGCTTCCTCTACCGCACCGGCTACAACCCGCTCGAGGACGAGTGGTCCGGAAGCGTGAAGGTCCGGGACGTCTCCGCGAGCTCGCCGACGCGAGTCACCGGCGAGCTGGAGGTCAAGCAGCGATCGGTTGCCGGGTCTCGCTTCTCGGCGTCTGGCACCGCTCTGCCGGAAGTGCGGCCGGACGAGGTCGTGCAGGCCGCGTCGTCCGTGATGGGCATCTTCGGCGGGACGTACGACATCGCCACGTTCGAGGTCCCCTACACGTGCCTCGGCGTTCTGCTCGGCGACCAGTGCGAGATCACGCACCCCTACTACCCGAACGACGACGGGACGCTCGGGGTCGAGGAGCTCGTGGGGATGGTGACGGGCTACGACTTCCCGCTCGGCGAGGGCAAGGGGACCGTCGAGATCCTCGTGCATGGCCAGCGCTACGCCGGGTACGCGTTCGGGCTGAGGGTCACCGGGCAGGCGTTCGTCGGCGGCACGACGTGGGACATCACGGTCGCGCTCTCGCCGTACACCGACGAGACCGACATTGCGAATCTGCTCGTCGTCGGGAGCTTGGTCCGCGTCTGCCAGCAGGACACGACCGCGCCGACGGATGTCGACGGCGTCGTCGCGTCGTTCGTGTCGGCGACGGTCGTCCGGGTGACGCTCTCGGGCGCGTGGGTGCCAGTGGGCGAGTACTGCCTCCGCGCGCGAACGTCGGACAAGTATGCGGACATCACCGACGACCTTGGGGCGTTCACGTTCGTCGCGCGCGCGACGCGGAAAATCGACTACGCGACGACCGACGCCGACGCGCGGGAGTGGGCACCGTGAGCACGAGCTCCCGCACAGGATTCCGTCCGTTCCCCGCAACGCTTCTCGACGAGCGCGCGCCGCTCGACGCGTACACGGTCCGCGACGTCGTCTTCAACAACGCCCAGCACCTCGCCGACGAGGCCGGCTCCGTCTGGGTCAACGAGATGACGGTGCGCTCGGCCATCTCGGTGAAGGCCACGCCCAACTACCAGAGCCCGGACACGCTCGGCACGGACGTCTGGAACCGGCTCACGAGCTACGGCCCGTTCAACCTCACGCTCTTCGACGACCGGACGCCGTACAAAGTGCGCGTCCGCCTCTTCGGCGCCGACGTCGTGGGCGACGCGGCGGGCGGGGCCTACTTCGCCGTCACCGTCGGCGACTTCTTCGGCTCGGCCGCGTTCGTCGATGGGTCGGCCAACTCGATCCTCTTCGCTTCGACCGTCAGCACCACGCCCGCGTGGCTGTCGCCGAGCGTCCCAGCCTCGGACCTCATCGCCGTTGAGGCGCCGTACGTGGAGCGCGGGCTCGTCGAGCGCGTGACGCTCGTCGACACCGGCGGCGCGCCGACGACCGTCACGACCTGCGAGGTGTTCGTCACCGTCTGGGCGAAGACGCAGGCGACGAGCCGCGCCGGTCTCTACGGGCTGCACGTTCAGGAGTACCTCGCGCCATGACCCTGCCGGCGACGAAGGTACCGGCGATGCGTGGGAACCCGCAGAGCTCGGCGATCAAGATCGCCGAGCCGGTGCGTGCGGCCGACTGGCTCGAGGCCGCGAAGCTCGTGCAGTGGCTTCGAGGCCACGGGCGCGTGCTCGTGCCGCAGGGCCGATGCAAGGTCGCGCTCGACGGGACGACCACCAGCCGGGTCTTCCGGTACAAGGTGAAGCCGACGGGACGCGCGATCGTGCGCGTCTGGGTCTTCGACGTCCGTTCGACAACTCCCTTCCCCGACTACGCGTCGTTCACCGCGCAGGCTGGCGCCGGACCGACGAGCGCGCCCTACGTCGTGAACAGCCGCTCACTCGACGCGACGCCTCTGATCTACGTCGAGACCGACTGCACGAAGACGTCGTCGGAGGTCGAGGTCTCGTGCACGCTGACTCGGTCGGCGGGCAGCCTCGACGTGGTCTCGGTCGGGTGCTGGGAGCTACCGCGGGCGGCGCTGACGAAGGACACGACCGACTACGCGATCGACCTCGACTCCATCTACCCCCGGCGCCCCATCTTCGATGCAGACTACCTGAACGCGACGGGCCTCGGTGCGGCGCTCTACGCGACCGACGGGCGGCGCGGCGGGCTCGTGGGTCTGGGGTTCTCGACGGCGCGGTCGACGGCGGCGGCGTTCGAGGACGTCTTCGACGCGCCGATTCCGATCGTGCCTCGGCAGTTCACGGTCGGCCAGACCGTGGTCAAGGTGCAGTGGGACGTATACGCGTGGGTCAGTGTCGCCGGTACGACGGGCGAGTTCCGCGTGGTCACGAGCGGCGGGAACAGTGCGGTCAAGACCGTCAGCAGCACCACGCCAGCGTGGATCGGGCCGGGCGACTCGTCGGACGTGCGCGTCGAGGATCTCACGACGAGCAACGGCGTCCAGACCGGGACCTACGACACGATCCAACTGCAGGTCCGCCGGATCGCCGGCGCGAACGAGGTCCGCTTCGACACCTTCGTCTCGTGGGAGGGCGCTTGACCCCCGACGTCTCCTACTGGAGCTCCAACGCGGCGCTGCATGAGGACTTCCCTAGCGGCCTCTCGGGCTCGCGCCTCGTCGAGACGGCGTCTGGCGCGGGCGCGGGCGCCGCAGCGGTGGCGGCGACGGCCGATCGTCACGGCGTCGTGGCGCTCTCGACCGGAACGACGGCGGCCGGATACGACGGCGCGGCCACCTCGCCTTTGTCGATCCTCTTCGGCGGCGGGCAGTGGATCCTCGAGGCGGTCGTCCGCTTCCCGACGCTCTCGACCGGCGCCCAGGAATACCTGGCCCACGCCGGGTTCATCGACACGATCGGCGGAGCACAGACCGACGGGGCCTACTTCGAGTACGACCGAGCGACGGCGGGAGACGTCTGGCGAGCCCGCACAACCTCGCTCGGAGTCTCGACAACGACCGCGGTGTCGGCGATCGTGGCGAACGCATGGACGCGCCTGGATATCGTCGTGAACGACGACGCCACGCAGGTCGACTTCTACGTCGACGGCGAGCTCGTCGCGTCGCATACGACCAACATCCCCAGCGGCGTCGGCCGGAACACGGGGGCCGGCCTCCAGATCGTCAAGTCGGTGGGCGCGACAGCTCGGACGCTCGAGTGCGATCGACTGACCTACGTGTGCTCGTTCACGAGCGGAAGGTGACGCGATGGCGGTGAACACCAGCATCCCTCAGGCGCCGAGCGACACGACCACCGAGCTGAACGCCGGCTCGGGCGGCGACATCATGGACGAGTCGCTCGTGCTCCAGTCCGACGGCACGACAGAGGCGAAGCGCCCGCGCGTCGTGCCCGGCTTCGACGACGGATCGCTCCAGTCGTACAAGCGGCGCGGCACCGTCGTTGAGGCTTCGGTGATCGACGAGGAGTCGAGGCACCTGCTCCGGCGCATCCACTACGAGGCGCGGAAGCAGACCGCGCTGCTGAGAATGCTGCTCGCCCATGCTGGGCGGACGGTGGGAGACGACGAGATCGCCGCGATGGCGGCCAGCGAAGAGGAGCCGTAGCATGGGATTGAAGATCAACGGGCAGGTGGGTCCGCGCGTCATCGCGGACGGGGCGGAGACAGAGATTCGGCTCGACCGATCTGGGGCGCAGGTCGTGACCGCCGCGCATGGTCGCTACGCCGAGGCGTCGATGCGCAGCGTCGTCTACGGCGCCGCGACGGCGGCGGCTGGCGTGGCGCCGGGTACGGCGCTGTCGACGACGCCGCCGTTCAGCCTCTGGAACCCGACCGGATCGGGCGTCGTCCTCTCCGTGCTCCGGACGTCGATGGGCTACGTCAGCGGCACGCTCGGCGCCGGCACGATCGTCTACGGATTCGTCCCTGCGCAGACGACTCTGCCGTCCGGCGGCTCCGAGCTGACCACGTTCGCGACGAACATCAGCGCGGCGCGGGCGCGCGGGCGTGTTCTCCAGGGATCGACGCACGTGGCCGCGGGCACGATCGCGGGCCCGGCGTTCTGCATCCAGCCCACGCTGGCGACGGCGCCCGCCGCCGGAGGCTTCGTTCCGCTCGCTCCCGCGATCGACGATGTCGCCGGCCTGTGGACGGTGCAGCCCGGATCGGCCCTCATCCTCCAGGGCGTCGCGGCGGCGGGCACTTCACCGCTCGTGTCTTTCGGCTGCATGTGGGAGGAAATCCCGCTCCCGAACGCGAGCGCGTGATAGCGAGTGGCTCTGCTCATCCAGTGGATCCAGAACCTCGCCGCGGCGCCGTCGCCGCCGGCGAGCTCGACCTCGCCCATCGTGATCCGCGGTGGGCGAGGTCGCAGCCGGCCGCGCTCGACGCGCTGGCCCTGGTAGGGCGATGCGGTTCTTCCCGTGGATGCGCCCGCCTACCGTCGGCGACTACCGGCAGCTCCTGGCGCTCTACCGATCGAACGCGGAGCGCGCGTAGCTACGGCCACGGACAGCAGTCGGTCGGCGCGAGCGCCGGCCAGCAGACAGCAGGCCCGTAGTCAGCTCCGTCGCAGTCCGGGTTTGCGCCCTCGAACGCGCAGGTGGGCTCCTGGCGCGCGACGGCGCAGTGATCGACGGCGCAGTAGTACACCGCCCAGGCCGAGCTCCCGGGGCAGACCGGCGCGTAGCCGGCCGGGCAGGTCGGCCGCGCGATGCTGTTGCAGGTCGCGCGCTCGTAGGTCGGCGGCGGCCCACGATCCGTCGACGCGTCGGAAGCAGGAGCAGACGCCGGGCCGGCGCAGCCAAGGGCGAGGAGCAGCAGGGCCTTTCGCATCGGAACAGCGTCGTCACTCGCCGACGCCACGTCAATCCTACGCCGTTATCGTGAGTCGTGGCGCGCTGTTACGCAAAATCGTACACGCCCGGCTTGCATTCTCCGGTTTGTCGTACTACGATGAATCGTACGAATGGAGGCCGTCATGTCCGCTCCCGCCAGCCCGCCGCCCCCGCTCCCCGTCCGCGTCCGAATCGTCGAGGAGACCCGTCGCCGCGTCGTCGAGATCGACGGCTGGGAGGAAGTTCCCGAGACGGGCGTTCGCACGTCGCGCCTCGCGCGGTTCGCGCGCGTCTTCGCGTCGCTGGCCCCGCTCGGGCACGACGCGGCGGCGCGTGAGGCGTCGCGGGTCATCGCTGCGCGGAGCGAGCGGTGAGCGCAGCCCTCGACGTTCGCGACCCGGCGCCTGCTGCGCAGCCGCCGGCGACGCTGACCATCCTCGGCGCGGTCTTCACGCGGTCGAGGTCCGCCGATCATCTCTCGCCGGCCTGGTACGAGGCGACACTCTACGGGCACCCGATGTCCGTGTGGGCGCCGCTCGCGGGCGAGGGCGCGGACCACTCCGCGTCGTGGTCGGTCGGCCCGATCGTCGTCCACGGCCACGGCGCCGACCACCAGGCGGCGGTCGTCGACGCCGTCGCGCAGGCGAGGACCGCGCTCGGCGTGCTGCGAGCGACGGCGCGCCGGTGGAGGGCGGCATGAAGCTCCGCCTTCCGATCACCTCGCTCGTCGAGGTCGTGCGCGTCGCCCGCATCCCGCGATCCGACGCCGACCTCGGCCTTCGGGTCACGGGCTCGAGCCTCGACCACGGGGACTGCGAGATGCGCGTCGTCGACCTCGTCGGCGACATCATGGACGGGCTCGACGCGCCGACCGGCGTGGAGGCGGTGCTCGTCGTCCGCGACGGCGTCGTCCTCCACGAGGTGCACGTGGCCGCGTGGCAGCACCTCGCCGACCTGGCCCACCTGCTGCGCGAGGACGAGCACGACGTGCGGCACGCGTTCGACCTGGGAGCCGTGGCGTGACGGTCGACGAGATCATGGCCGAGGCGCAGCGAGAGACGCCAGCACGGAAGCACCTCGCGCACCTCGTCGAACTCGCGACGCAGGCGCTCGACCTGGCCGTCGAGGAAGGCGGGGCCTGGGACTCGCCGTCCCACGAGACCTTCGCGAAGCACGCCCGCGAGCGCCTCGCACAGGGCGTCATGGCCCGCGAGCTCGACGTCGAGCGCGAGCGCGCAGACGAGCGGACGCTCCTCCTCGCCGCGCACCTCGGCCCGTCGTGGCTGGTCTCGGCCGAGCGCCGGGGCGGACACGTGCACGCGCGCATCTTCCACGGGACGCCCGGCCAGCGAGCGCAGCTCGGCTCGCTCGTCTTCAACGAGGCCGAGTGGGAGGCGTTCGATCGTGCGGCGCGCGCGCTCGGCGCCGAGGTGCGCTCGTGATCTACCGCGCCGGCCTCTGGTGGGACTCGGAAGCCGAGTACGCCGACGCCGTCTCGGCGCAGCTCGCAGCCGAGGACGACGAGGAGCCCGCCGTGCCGTGCCCGCACTGCAACGACACCGCGCCGCACGCGTACCACCGCGACCGCGGCTCCTACTGCACCAAGGCCCCACCGATGAAGAGCCGCACCGCGGCGTGAAGGAGACCAGA